GTTAATGACGCAGAGCTAGGCGAGCTTATGCGGAATAATGGACTGGATACCCCGCGATGGAATGAGTTGGTAGAGGAGTCGAGAGAGCTAAGGCGCAAAATGGGTGTAGACCCGCACGGGAAAGGCGGCGAGTTGCTTGGAAGCATGAAGGGTAGAACTAGCTCAGAGGGCGTTGTATTGCGTCCAGAAGAGGCGCTTAATCAAGCAGGCATACCCGGCCTACGCTACCGTGACGCCATGAGTAGAAGCCAAGCCCCAGACACCCCTGATTACGATACATGGCGAGGATATGACAAGGGTGGCGTCCCGGACTCGCCTGAAATCCGGGAGGAGTACGCAGGAATTCTGCAAAAAGCCAAAGACTTTGAAGACAGCAAGACCTATAACTACGTCATGTTCGGAGATGGGCTAATATCCATAAAAGAGCGCGGCAATGTAGACCCAAGATTGCTTGCGGGTATTGCTGCAGGCACAACTTTGGCATACTCCCATGCCAGTGCAGTCGCACAGGACTTTTCCTATCGCCGCCAGCAAAAACGATCACAGTGGAATAATCTCCGCATGGACCTGCTCGACACTATTGGCAAGGCCGCAAACTTCACCTTTGGCGCACTGGAAATACCTATGCGCGGTATTCACGGGCTGACTGCCACCGCTGGATCTCTGGCTGCAGGCAATAACCTGGAGTCGGCACTGATGCGTGGTGGACAGGTCGCTGGACAACCAATCCAGGCTACTGCCCAGGAGCTGGGTGATGCCACGTTCGAGAGGACTGGGTCTCCTGCCCTGTCTGCTGGCGTTTATGGTGCCACTCAAATGGCTGACGTATTCTGATGGGCCGTCTCGATAAAATCAGCAATGCACTGGACGGGATTAAAGAATCCAACCGCCGTGAGCAATTGATCGCTGAGTTTGGTTTAGATCCCTCAGTATTCGACGAGCCGCCAGAGGTCACCGACACCGATATCCAGGGTGGACATCTCAAGTGTATTTCAGAGTCAATCGAGGCTATGGGCGAATCGCTCAAGGACACCTCAACCGAGCAATTAACCAAGCTTGAGGACGCGACCACGGCACAGGTCATCGAGATCCAGGTCGGGCTGAGAAAACTCGTCAAGGCCATAGGGGACGTCTCCAAGGGTCAGGACAAGAGACTGGAGTCATCTATCAAGTCCCAAGGCGATGCCCTGCAGACGGCCATAGGGGCTCTTGTAGAGGCTGTGTCGTCGATAGAGCACACGATTGTAGTAGAGCCCCCTGTAATTCCTGCCCTTGTTGCGATACAGTTCGATATAGAGCGAAACAATCAGGGATATATGACCACGGTGATTGCCAGGCCCGCTGACAGTATCGAGAAACCTGTAACAACAACCAACATAGAGTACGACTAGGAGTAATCAATGGCATTTATAGCTGACGAAGTATTTGATAGTGGATTAGATAATCTATCTGGACTGAGCCCCACTGCACGGATAGATATTACTTACACACAGGAGGCTACGACCTACACTGAGGCAACCACGACCTTTACCTGTGGTAATGAGACAGGGATTACTGTCGGTGCTGCTGAAGGTGGAGACACAGATGGTCGGAAGGTAGTAGTCCCGGCTATCACGGACGGAGATGTAACAGCTACAGAAACTGCCGGGTGGTGGGCACTGACGGATGGCTCCTCCGTCCTGTGGGCCACAGGAGCCCTTGACTCAACACAGGCAGTCACCTCGGGTAATACGTTTACCCTTGGTGCAATTGATATCACCATTAGAGACGCCGCATAAGGAGTCATCATGTTTGACGTAAATGACCCCGTGGACTTGGCGGCACTCAAGTCAGAACAAGCCAATGACCCTGTCTCTATGGGCTATGCCGCTGTGGATGGGCAGACTCAGAAGACCCTCGGGTTATTCAATGACGCGGATAGTAATGTGGGCGGTGAGACTACTAACCTGGAACTGACGACAGCAGTCCTCTTGACTGCGATGGTGCCTGCCGACCTCGGTGCCCAGCAGGTTGATGATGGCGAAAGGCGGTATATCGAATCTTTTCTTAACAGGGACTTCGAGACTGTGATCGAGCCTTGGCGTGCACAGATTCGGGATGCCTTCAGGACGAACTCAGACACGGTTATCGCTATAGATGCCTTGTTCCGAGACATCTCAAGGGCTGAAGTCCTGTTTGGTTCTGGGACGGTAATTTCTAAATCTGACTGGATTGCAGCGAGGGATAGCTAATGGCTATTGGAACAGATGATGCGGTAGACAAGTATGGCACACAGGACTCTCTTGATGACACAAGCGGGTCTATTGCGGACACAGTTATGTCTGTGCAGGGTGACTTGGTAGCGTGGACAAATACTGATGACGCGACTATAGCGGCGGTTACGTTCGAGGGGGATTTCGAATCGGCTCCTGACGCAAATTCGTTTGTGTATTTCTATGCTCGATTAATCAATATTGTGTCTACAAGCGATGCTGAAACGCCGGACGTAGTGAACTACGAGCACACATTTCTGGGTGCATTCTCCCTTAATGATGTAGCAACCGCACAGTTCGTGCCTATTGACGTTCGTCTGCCCAATCAAAAAACATCACAAGAGTACGAGTTTTATATCAAAAACGGTTCAGGTGTATCTCTGGATGCCGGGTGGGATATTCACATTACTCCCAAGACCTACGGACCTCATGCATGAGTTATAGCATTCCTGACCCCAGGTGGGAGGAGCCTAATCTTTTACTGCCAGGGGTCAAGCCTACAGGCCCGGTGGTTATAGATTGGGAGCATCCGTTGGCTAAAGGGCTAACTCGCTGTATTTTACCTGCTCTGATGGGTGATATTGATCTTGTTACTGAAAAAATACCGATAAGAAGTGGCACTTACAGCTATGATGCAAATAAATTAAATTTTGATAGTTCAGGAGATGGTGTATTTGAGTACGGAGCAACAGCGAATGTGGCTGGTACTGGGATTAGAACTATACTCACTATCGCCGCGACAAATCATGCTACCGCTGAATTCGTAGCGATAGGATGCTTTAACAGTAGTTCCGGTGGCGAATTTTTCATATTAAGTTTAGACCAAAATGGAGGCTTTAGATATTTTGTAAGGGAGGGCGGTAATGCCGCTGATTTAAAGACAGGGTCAGCCGGTGTAACTGAAGGGGTAAAATATACAATTCTTGGTGTGTCAAGATCGTCAACAGACCACGAATTATTTATTGACGGGCTTTCTGTAGAGACGTCATCTAACTCTTCGATTCCTGATGATTTGGATAAAACTTCTCTTGGTGCATGGCAGGACAGTAGTCCTACTTATACTGGACTAGGCAGCGTATGGGCTGGCCTGATTTGGACAAGGGCGCTGACTGATACTGAGATACAAAGCATATCCCGTGACCCATATTCGTTTTTAATCCCCGCATAGCGAGACACCATGAGCCGTCCGAGTAGAATTTTCTTACCGGCACCTCCAGCGGGGGAAGGGGACCTCACACCATTAAATATTGAGTCTGCGTCCGAGGTAGGCTCCCCCGCGATAGGTCAGGTCCATGCCCTAACAGCCACCGACATACAGTCAACATCGGAGGTATCGAGCCCGGTACTGGCAGAGGGCACCCATGACCTCACAGCCAACGATGTTGAGTCTGCCTCAGAGGTAAGTGCTCCCGTAGTAGGGCAGGAGCACGCACTGACGGCTACCGACGTAGAGTCTGCGTCTGAGGTAAGCTCTCCGGTCCTGGTCAGCGGGCATATCCTGGCAGCAAACGACGTAGAGTCCGCTTCTGAAGTCAGCATACCCTCTATAACCCAGGCCCATGCACTGGTAGCCACGGACGTAGAAAGCGCGTCAGAGGTATCAACCACCGCCGTAGGTCAAGTCCACACCCTGGCGGCAAACGATGTCGAGTCAGCCTCCGAGGTTTCAGCCCCGGTCCTGCAGTCTGCAGATCACAGCCTGACCCCAGACGATGTGGAGTCTGCGTCCGAGGTAGACACCCCAGTTGTCGGTCAGGTTCACGTACTGACACCAGTAGATGTGGAGTCGGCCTCTGAGGTCACAGGTCCTGTGTTGGGCCAGGAGCACGCCCTTACCAGCGCAGACATAGAGTCTGCATCAGAGGTTTCTGCCCCAGTCTTGGCCATAGACTTTAAGACTGTGACCTGTACCCTGGTAACCCGCGATGGCGATGCGCTACCGAACCTCACGGCCCTGAGTTGGGCCTGGTTCGATGCCGCCGACCCCAATGTGTTCATCGCCCCATCAGACCAGGGCCAGATTGAGACCACTGACGGGACCGGTGAGATTGTTGTTTATATCCCAGATAGCACCCTGAGCACCGGGCAGACTGGGACACTGGTCCTGAGATCGGACGACGGCACATCTCTTGGGGCCTATAACCTGGCAGTAGGTTAATGAACAGGGTTGTCTTCGCGTCTCCTGCCCACGCCAACGGTGGGTGTATATTCACGGGCCCCACCGAGGTTATTGGTGTAATCACCACCGACCGGGTGATATTCGCAAACCCGAGGCATGCCAATGGTGGTTGTATATTTGCCGACCCCACGCTGATTATTGTCCCCATTGAAGGCGGTGGTGGGGGTGACGAGGGTCAATACCGCGACATACTGAGAGAAGACGAGGAAATACTGGCGATAATTATGGCCTATACCATGCAAAGGACCATGCGGTGATTAGATTATTGACAGTCCCACACTCAGGCACACGCTTTATGAAGCAGGTACTGGAGGGTGCTGGGCTTCGACGGGCCGGCGCCGCAAGGCCTACCGATGGGGACTTTATACAGGTCCACTTCAACTACCAGCCAGAGTCCGTGATTATTGATAGCTGGACAGGCCCTGTCATTATCGCCCGGCGCGAGAGGGCTCTGGTCGAGGACTCCTGGCGTCGTAGAGGGAAGCCAATGCTCAACTTTGAGGGCGCGTGGGCAAAAATGGAAGAGTTTTTAAATCGGGAGTTAGACGATGTGATGTTTATTGATATCGACAACCCCGAGACCAGGGAGGCACAACTGCAGGCCATCTCTGACCATATCGGTGTACCGCTAGAAGCTGATTTCAGCGTAAAGATCGGGCACCACGATTAAAAACGGTACGCGACCGATTCGCGGCAAGCAGGAGTAATACCATGTCAGACGAAGCATTGAAAATTGATATAGATCAAGACGACGACCCAGTACCCGTAGAATCCCCTGAAACGCCCCCTGAACCCCCTCCCGTGGTGTTCAGTGACGAGCAGCAGGCCAAGTTTAACTCGGAGATTGGGAAGAAAGTCGGTAAGCAGAGGGAGGCAGAGCGCGAGAGGGACGAGGAGCGGGCCAGGGCTGTCGCTGCAGAGCAGGAGCTTGCCACTCTAAAGGCACCGCAAAGGCCAGAGATACCGCCTACACCAGACCCCTATGATGACGACTACGAGGGCAAGATGAAGGCCAGGGATGACGCACTTGTCCAGACGGCGCAGTATGACGCCCAGGCTAACGCCTATCAGGCACAGGAGCAGGCGCTTGAGCAGCAACAGGCAGCAGACGCAAACAAGGCATTGGTGGAGTCTGTCACCACATACTCTGATCGTGCCGATAAGCTTGGCATTACAACCCAGGAACTACAGCAAGCCGGCAACGTAGTAGCACAGCACGGTATTGGCAATGATATCGCTCAGTATATCCTGGCCGACGAGCAGGGACCGAATATCACCATGTACCTGTCACAAAACCCCCTGGAGATGGAGACGGTCAGGCAGATGTCGCCAATGCAGGCAGCGGTGTATATCGACACACAGGTCAAGGCTAAGGCAGTATCGTCCAGACCGACACCGAATCCCATATCAGAGCCTACCGAGGTACTGAAGGGTGCTGGACAGCCAGAGGGTGACAGGGGGCCGAAGGGCGCCGTCTATGAATAGTTGACACATCGCGCAAGAATGGGTATATGATGTCATTACAGACACACCGTCTGGTTTACTACCTGTTCGACAGGGCATATAGCTGGAATTAACCGGGTACAGCACCGGAAAAAGCTAAATTCCCTTAATTGAACAGGAAGTAAATCTCATGGCGAATAATTTAGGCAGTAACATTACACGGCAGCTTGCGCGTGTATTCCTTGAGAAGTTTGAGGCCAGCCGCGTGCTGACTAAAGCCGTAAACTCTCAACTACTCACCGGCAGATTCTCACCCAGGTCGGGTTCAACAGTCGACTTTAAACGTCCGCACGATTATACATCGAAGCGGTCGAGCGACGGTGATATCTCGTCCAGCGGCAAATCCAATATTATAAGTGGTAAAGCCACAGGTACGGTGCAGAACTACATCACGGTAGCTGCGGATTACGAGAACCTGGAAGAGGCCCTGAACCTCGATCAACTCGACGAGATCATAGCGCCGATGGCGACGAGGATGGTGACGGATCTGGAGCTTGATTTTGCCTCTTATATGGCCAAGAACTGCGGACTCTCCTACGGGGTGCCAGGAACGATCGTGGACACCTGGGCTGATATCGCTGGCGCCGGGTCATTATTGGACTCTGTTGGCGTCCCCAAGGATCAGCAGTGGTGTTATGCAGTTAATCCCTTTGTTCAGCAGACGCTTGCTGGCTTGCAAGCTGGGCTTAATAGCGGCAGTAACAAACTGGTTGATACCGCCTGGGAGCGGTCCATTATCTCTGATAACTTCGCTGGCATGCGAGTCATGGCAAGTAACGCACTTCCATCCCGTACCATAACCACCGCAGCCGACTTAGTTGGTGCCCTTGACGCCACTCCAGACCTCACGTATGTAACTGCTAAAGACTCCATGACACAAGCCTGGGTCGTAACAGGATTTACCGCTTCGGCAACCGTAAAAGCGGGCGATATTATTCAGGTCACTGGCAAGTATCGTGTGTCCAATTCCACCCGGCTACCGATGTTCGATGCCGCTGGTGCGCAAATCCTGTTTCAGGGTATTGTGACTGCGGACGTTGAACTGGACTCATCCGGTGAAGGTACGTTGGTTATTACAGGGCCAGGAATCTACGAGGCAACGGGTGCATACAATACGACCTCTGCGGCACTGGCGTCTAGTGATGTAATCACCATTCTCGGTACATCAGCAGCGGTTGTTCAGCCTAACCTGTTCTTCCATCCTCAAGCGTTCGGGATTGGTACGGTGAAGATACCCAAGCTCAGTGCTACGGATACGACTGCCACCACTGAAGACGGGATGTCGATTCGTGTGACCCGGTACAGTGATGGGGATAAAAACGAGCAGACTGTGCGCTTCGATTTACTCCCGGCGTTTGCGACTTTTAACCCATTTTTCGCGGGTCAGGGTTTCGGTTTGGCGTAAGTCAGACGTTAGAATACAGGGGCTGGCCAGAGCGATCTGCCCGCCCCTTTTTTACAGGGAGGGATTGGATGGCGACAGCAATAGAGGTAGCGGAGGCTGGACTCATGAGGATTCTGGTGCAGGCAGCTGATGCCCCACTGGAGCCAGACGAGTACGCAGATTTCTACACCGGCATGAACCGCTACATGGCGGCACTGGAGGCAGATGGCATCCGGTTAGGGTACACGCCTGTCACTGACGCCGCAGATACCGTGACAGTCCCTGCAGGGGCTATCAGGGGCCTTATCGCCAATGTTGCGATAGAGGTTTCACCTGATTACGGTGGCAGCGTCTCGCGGGAGTTGATCTCCCAAGCCACGCAGGGCCTCAAGACCATGCGACGTCTGGGGCAAAACCTTATCCAGATCAAGTATCCCACCAACTTACCGCTTGGATCGGGCAGTGACGAAGGCAGCACCTACAGGACAGTGGCATTCTATACAATGCAGGACTCTGCGCTCCTGTCCCTGGCCGGCAATACCTCGGCCACAATTATCTCCACTATCGACGTTATGGCAAGGGTTGCCGGCGAGTGGGCCGTGGAGGCATCAAAGGGTTTTCGCGGAGATATCAGCGGCTCCATACAGAACCAGGGGGAGAACACCCTGGACATGGACATTAAACTCACCTTCACTGCTACCGGCGACTCTACCTACACCTTTACGCTGCTGAAGAATGGGGCCAGTGTACAAGCCACAGTAGCCTCTGCGTTGACATCCACCCCCACGGATCTGTCTATTAACAAACTAGTTGAACTGGCCCCAGGGGATTACCTTGAGCTGTGGGTGGAGAATGATGTCGACACCGAGGACGTTACTGTCACAGATGCACAGTTCAGGCTGAGTTAATGCCAAAAACAATCCTGCCAATTGCCAACGGTTTTTATGTTAGTGATTCGTTACCGATATCTGCCCAGGAGTGTGTGAATTTCTTCCCGGTCACCGAGGATGTGCCGTCGCTTAATCAAGAGACACTGCGGGGATCTCCGGGTCTGGAGCAGGTAGCCACTACCGGGACGAGTTCGTCCGATGCCAATCGTGGCAGTCACCTGACAAACGGCTGGGCTTATTTTGTTAATGGCCCGTCACTGTACAGGCTAAACCCCGACCTAACTGTAGACGAACTTGGGACTATATCTGGGACTGGCCCCGTGTCTATGGCAGATAACGGCATACAGATGATGATTCTCGACCCGCATAATGATGCGTATATTTTTGACAGGACAACAGACACGCTAACGCAAATCACTGACGCTGACTTTACGGCGAACGGCAAGCCTCGCGTGGTTGTTTTTATTGATGGTTATTTCTGCTGCACAACCAATCAAAAGAAATTTATAGTCTCGGCATTGAATGACGGGTTGTCGTGGAATGCCCTGGACTTCGGGTCTGCTGAGAGCGAGTCTGATGCGATTCTTGCGCCTATAGTATACAAAAACCAGCTATTTATTGCTGGCACCAGGACCATAGAGGCATTCACCAACACAGGCGGTGCCGGGTTTCCTTTTACTCGATCTGGGTTATTTGTCGACCAGGGACTTGCCAGTGCATTCGCCGTAGGCAGTGGGCCTGATGTATTTATATTTGCTGGTAAGGACTCCAACGAAACTACGGCAGTGTGGTCATTTTATGGCAACTCCACGACCAAGGTATCGACCCTGGCCATTGATAAAATACTTGGTGAGCTGACGCAACCCGAGAGAAATGCCATCACATCGTGGAGCTATGGTCAAAATGGGCACTATTTTGTTGGCTTTGTCCTTCCTAATACCACAATCGTATACGATATATCCACAGGCAAGTGGCATGAGAGAAAGTCACGCATTGTCACCAATGGCCTGGAGACAATACACCCGTGGCGTGCCGTCAATATGGTCTTTGCCTATAGTGAGATGTTTGCCGGGGACGCCCTGGACGGGCATATAGGGCGAATCAGTCAGAACCTGAAGGACGAGTACAGCTACGAGATAATTCGCACATTCGCCACCCAGCCATTTCAGAACAACATGGAGCCGTTCTTTGTCCCTATGATTGAGCTGACGGTAGAGACAGGCACTGGCATCACCGCTGCTGATGGCCTGCTGCAGCCTACTTGTAAAATATATGAGTGTGATGCCTATCAGACAGCAATTCTTGACATCATAGAGCCCTATACATATTGGGCATTTGATTGGCCGGAGGCAGGGCCATATCCAACAACGACGACTGACCTTGGATCTGCTGGCATTGATGGCGTTTTAACTACCCTGCATATAGAAGATTTAAGAGGCGGGTATATTGATATCTGCGGCGGGCCTGCACATGTACCTAACCCAGTAGGCACAACCAACATTGCTGGTGGGAGCGTCGTCCCCGACTATTGGGATGGCAGCATCAGTCTCCTGGAGGATTGCACTGTTGGCATGCTATTCAACATTGATGCGGCTCGCGGATCGGCAGAGTCTCCAATGATATTCACTAGCGACCCAGGTTTTAGCTGGGCCTATCGGGTCAGATTATTGCCCGAAAGCAATCAGGTTCAGTTGCGCTCATTATCAGAATGGTCCTCGATATTTTTTAATAACACCGCAGCAACAACAGACCTCGACGATATATTATGGGATGTTGGTGGTGCCTCGGTGTGGGTCAACCTCATACTGTACTGCTATCGAAATGAGGCAACCCAGGAGACAACTGTTAAGCTGTGGATTGATGGGGCACTAGTGGCAGATAATACGGCTGATTTCTCAGGCGAGCCCACCGCTGACTTCCTAGTTGATGATAATGATGACAGGCCAAAGATATTTCAAGTCAAGGGGGACGGACCCTTCACTGAGGCGTCTACAGGGCAAATACAGGTCGATCATATATGGATGGTGCCGGGCGAGATTACTGAGGGGCAAGTGGCCGCAGTACAGGATGCTTATGAGAGAAATAAATCCGATTACGTCGACCCTAACCCCAACTGCACGCCACCATAAGGAGAAAACATGTCAGATAAATTAACAGCACTCACAGAATTAGCGGCAACGCCGGCCTATGATGACTGGCTGTATGTTGTCGATAAATCCGATACTACCGATGACGCAGCGGGCAGTAGCCGCAAGATACTGATACAGAATGTCGGCAGGACCCTGATTGAGACGATCACCAACGCAAGTGCAGGAGAGTTTGATTTCGCCAGCATCCCGGCGGTGTTTAGCCGGCTTATCCTGGTGGGCGATGTCAGGGGAGACGTTACGGCGACCTCTGATTTTATGTTCCTGTTGTTTAACGAGGAAGACACGGACGCGGATTACCACTCCCAATATGTTGCCAATATTACTGGCGTGGCTGATGTCTCAAAGGCCGATACGCCAGAGATTGGTGTATGCCCTGCGGATAGTTCGCCTGCAAACTCCTACGGCAAGATCACTATTGTTATCGATAACTACGCAGATGGGCATATCAAGCAGGCCGTGGGAGACTTTAACGCCCTGCGTGCAGCAACAGACGTACATTCCGGGTTGTGCTACCTGAATCACGACAGCCTGACAGCAGCAATAACCAGGCTGCGATTAAGGACAGACAACCACGACACAGACCAGTTATTTGGTATTGTTTCTTTGTATGGTGAGATATAAATGGCACTGAACCTACAGGACGGCACGGATCTCCTGCTACAGGACGGCACGATACTGCTCCTGCAGGCAGAGGAGGCGCTGCTTGTAGCATCCGATCCTGACGACGTTAGTGTAGCAGATGGCGACACTGCCACGTTTTTCGCCTACGCCACTGGCACGGGGACAATAACGTACCAGTGGTATGAGACTACGTTTGGCCTACTTCCTGGAGAGACAGGGACCTCATTTTCTGTACAGGGGACTCTAGCAAAGGACGGCAATCAATATTATTACATTGCCACAGACGACAACGAGACAGCGCAATCATCTTCGGCCACAATGTCTGTGGTGGAGGCGTCTCTTGAGCCGCAGGTAAGAATGGACAGGTCCAGGGATGGGGGTAGGACATTTACAGACGAACGCTGGCGGTCAATGGGCAAGATTGGCGAATATAACCGGAGGCTTATTTGGCGCAGGAATGGGCGGGCGCATACCACTGATATGTATAGATTTACCATATCTGACAAGGTCCAGGTTGTTGGCATTCAATTGACGATGGAGGTCAAATGAGCATAAGGCCATTGAATGTTTCGCAGCCAATTATCTTCCCTGATTTTACGATGCAGTATCCGTTCAGGGACTTTTTATTGCTTGCAGGGGCCTATATTGCCCCCAATGTTAATGACGACACCAACGCCGCTTATACGATGGTGCTGGGTGATGCGGACAAGATCCGACGATTTACAGCGGCGTCTCCTGCAGTGACAATACCTGCAGAGGTCTCCGTGAATTATGATATTGGTGCGGAGTTAAATATTCGACAGGCGGGGACTGGTACACTGGTACTGACCACAACCAGCCTGACAATTAATGGTACGATCCCGTCATGGGCACAGCATGTGGAAGTAAAATTCCGCAAGGTTGGATCTGATGAATGGGATGTGGTATGAAGCTGGTAATCGACAGTTTTATCAATGATTACGATTGGTTTCGTACCTATTGCGATACCCTGACATATGGTGACATTGAAAACCCGGTAGACAAGGTTATTTACCCTGGGATCAGTTTACAGATACCATCGAGCATTAGGGAGGGCATTATTTCCAGAATGGAATCTGAGATGAAAATGCGAATCAGTGATGTAACCATGTTCCTCCGATTAACTGTCGGTGGGGCGCAGGTTCCGCACCAGGCACACACGGACTCCAGCATGGGAGATTATGGCGCTGTTGTGTACCTGAGCAGGCCAGAGCACTGCAAAGGAGGTACATCATTTGTCAAGCATATTGCTACGGGCATGGATGCTAACCCCACGAATGAAGCAGAGGAAAAGCTGTGGGTTGAAGATACCAATAACTATGACCAGTGGGAAATTACTGAAATGGTTGAAATGGCACCAAACCGTGGACTGATATTTGAGACAAAGTACATGCACAGACCAGAACCGCCAACCGGGTTTGGCGAGTCATCGTCTGACGGAAGGCTTGTGCTGGTCTGTTTTGTGAGGGTTTTTTGACATGGTAAGGGATGGTTGTCTTGATGATATCCCGTCGATTATTGGCATGGCCAAGGATTTCTGGAGCCATACGATTTATGACGAACCAGCATGCAGTGCATCTGTTGAGGCAATGGCCAAACTCTGTATAAGCCAGGGGCTTATGTCTGTTCTTGATGTTGACGGGAAGGTTGTTGGGTTTGCTTGCGGTGTTAAGGGTCCGCTTCTCGGAAATAATCAGGTGACAACGGGCACAGAAATAGCATGGTGGGTTAATCCGCAGAGTAGGGCGGGCAAGAATGGCATAGCTCTACTGAGGCATATTGAAGGGCTGGCTAGGGTTGCAGGTATTAAATACTGGAATATGGCTTATATGGAATCAAGTATGCCAGAGCAAATCAAGTCGATTTACGAAAAAATGGGCTATAAACAAACAGAAGTTATTTATACGAGGGTATTGTGATGGCAGTAACAACAGCAGCAGCAGTAGTTGGGGCAGGCGCTATGGTTTATGGCGCTTATTCGGACAAAAAGCAAGCCGAT